ACCAACAAAGCCAAGGTGAACATCACTCCTCATAAAGAGGCTGCTATTATGCAGGCTCATGACATAGCCGATGAAAACGGAAAGAAAGTTTATGGTAGCTTGTTCGGAAGAAATCTTTACTATATAGTAGGAGATGAATCCAAATTTTGCAACTATGCCCTTTTCTTATGCGATAGATGGGCTATATTCCCTATACATTGGATAAATGTTCAGGCACGATTACTTGAAGAATCAGAAGATTATGGTAATTGTCGCTTTGAACTACGTTTGGTGTCCAATAATGGAAATAGACAAGGCTACTTTGTCTCTGTTAAGTATTTGATCAATAACTATGTTAAAGATGGTACATTGATTGACAAAGACATAGCGCTTATTCGGATGCCAGAAGATATGAGAATTCATACCGACATTCGACAACATTTACCTAAAATTGGGGACTTGAAGCAAACCTACGATTATGTTCGTAGATTTGGTTACACACTTAAGAAGTCGAAAGGAACTATAGAATCCGTATGCGAAACTACTGTTGCTCGAGCTGATTTAGTGGAAAACCAAGTTTGTGCTAGTCCAGAGGGAAGTAGTGAATATAATGTATATTCACTAAAAATGTTTAATGACAAAGGTATGTGCGGAATGCCATACGTCATTATGAATTCCAAACTACAGAAAGGTAAAATATTAGGTATACACCTAGCTGGAGTTGGAAATGTGAGCTTTTGTCACCCAATTTATCAGGAATATTTTGAAAAATTCATTATTAAGCCTGATATTGATCCGCTTGAAGAAAAAGCAGCGGAATTTCAAAGTGACGATGCTCACAAAGCGATGTTTTATGAGCTAGGACTGAGCGAGAAGGTAAACACTACTGTTCGTAGTGATATTCGTAAGTCCTGTTTATTTGAAGCTATTAGTGACGCTATTACTATTCCTGCTCGATTAGTTCCATTCCAGAAGGATGGGGAGCTCATCGATCCAGTAATTATAAGTTTGGCGCGTTACAATAGAAAGCAAATGTTTCAAGTTGACTCTGACGTTTTAGATTCATGTATTCACTCTGAAATTGACTGGTATAATACAACAAATACTAGTTATTCCGAAAGAATTGTTTATTCTATTGAAACTGCAGTGTTAGGGTCTCCTGATGATATATATTTTAAAAGTATCACTAGGAAAACATCGCCTGGTTACCCATATGTTCTTACAAGGAAAGGTAAAGGAAGATTTGAAATTTTTGGTGATAAACCAGAATTCGATTTGACTACCCCAAAATTTTTAGCCTTAAAAGCGGAAATCGAAACAGACATCAAAAATATGATAGAACATCATATTGTTCCTGAAATATACAATATCGATTGTTTGAAAGATGAAACCGTATCCTTTAAGAAATTTGAAAGTGGGACCACTAGAGTATTTTCGGCAGGAGATATCAAAGGATTAATCCTTTACCGAATGTACTTTGGAAACTTCGTAACTGCCATGTTGAAAGATAGGTTCACGAATGGTAGTTCAATTGGTATTAATCCTTATTCCGAAGAATGGGAAATATTGTCAAAGCGTTTTGACGCTAAAGGCAATGACCGTTATAATGCCGGAGATTTTTCAGCATTTGACGCTTCCCAAACATCTCAAATATTATACGCTATGTTAGAACTTGTAGAGAATCATTACACCGATTCGACAGAAGATGAACGTCTTGTGCGTCGTCTGCTGTGGAACAGAGCTATAAATTCAATACACATATCTAAAGGCAAAATATATAAGTGGGATGGAGGATTACCATCAGGATGGTACCTTACTGCCATTATCAACTCGATGTATGGCAGAATTGCTCATAAGTTGTGCTTTTATCAAGCACTAAAATTGGGCACTAAAGCGTTCTGGATATTTAATACAGAAGTTGAACTCTCACAGCATGGGGATGACAGTGTTTTTACTGTTAACCCGTTGTATGATGAGGTATTCAATGAATATACGTTGACTGACTATATGGCTAATTTAGGACTAAAATATACTCCAGAAAATAAAGAAGCTAGAAATGATGTCAAGCGTGGTAAATATGATGTAAATTATCTTAAACGCTATTGGCGTTTCTGTGAAATTGCAGGACGCCATGTCGCTCCGATGAAGCTGGATGCTCTTTTGAACCAGTTGAATTGGACGCGAAAAGTCAATGGTGATACTATTACTATTGATAAAGCCCGTAATGTTACCAGGGAGCTAGCATTACATGGCAAGGAAGTATTTGATAAATACGTTCCTAAAATCAACGCTGCTTTACGGTCTAAACTACAAGTCGGTTTAGACTGTACGAGTTTCATTCAGTGTTTAACTGATGTACTCAACTACGAGACTGAATATTTTATTGAATCTGACATGAATTTTCACGTTTTTAAAAGTAGCGACGCAGACTACTCATCGGTGCCTGATGTGAGTAACTGTAACGAAGTTAATGAGGCCAACTATCAATCAGACGACAGGGTTAAACCTGTGAGTTCTGATTTTGTGGATCAAGACGATTCCGTCGTTGATTCCCAGACCAGTGTAGCTCCGCTAAAGTTGGGGCGCTTTTCCAGTGCCTTTAAGAATAGTGGTGATATGGACATTAAACGATTTCTTTCGAAACCCGTTGTAATCGAGAATGGCAATTTAGCTACTACCGATGGTCCAACCACATTTTCTCGACACTTTTGGAGTGAACCCCTCACAGACACTATGTATGCTAATAAAATCGAAGGCGTTTATACTATAAACGCTACTTTGGAGTTACGCTTACAAGTGAATGCTAATCCTATGCAACAAGGTATGTATTACCTGTGTTACCTTCCCTTTGGAGGTGTTTCAAATGACTCTCGTCAGGATGAATGGTATAATGCTCATAGGCATTCTATTACACAGATAGTGCAATTACCACACGCAAGGATATTATTGGGGAGTGAGACTGAAGTCACTCTTAGTGTCCCATGGCGAAGTTGTTACAACTCTTATTTGTACAACCCCGCTTCTAGTCGTAAGACTATGCCAGGGGCTTTCTTCCTTTATCCAGCAGTACCTTTAACTGTTGGAACTGGAGGATCTACAACTGTGAGTTATACATTGTGGGCCAATTACTCGAATATTGAGCTTGGTATAGTAGGTTCGTTGCAAACCGATCCTACTGTCGTAGCCAAGAAAAGAGTAGAAGGTGTCCTCAAAGGTGACGTAATCGCCGAAGAGCAGGAGAAGAAGAAAGTTTCAACTGTTCTTTATACAATAGGAACTGTTGTCAATGGATTTGGCAAAATTCCTTTGTTGTCAGCTTTTGCCAGTCCTCTGAGTTATGCTATTAACTCAGCAGGCTTGCTAGCTGACGTTTTGGGTTTCAGTAAACCCAATCTTGTTGATCCACCCAGCAGGGCAGTTAGAAATAACTTTCCTTATATGGGCACCAGTGATGGTGTTGACGCTGCAGAACCCTTAGGTTTAACCAAGGGTAATCATGTGTCGATGGATCCAGCCTTGCTAGGTACTAATGTGGACGAAATGTCCATTGCATACCTTGCATCCATATCTAACTACATCCATCAAGTTACATGGGATACCTCTGAAATTCCTGGATTTGAGTTGATGTTGGAAGGAGTTACTCCTATGGCTGCATCAAATACATCGGTCGATGGCACAGGCGTAAATGTTCTGAACTATGGACCGTTGACATGGGTTGGAAACTATTTCAATTTCTGGAGAGGATCTCTAGTTTACAAAATTACCTTTGTTAAAACTAAGTTTCACTCAGGCAGAGTTGTTATAGCTTTCCAGCCAGCTGATGGTATACTTCTATCTTCTCCCACCACTGTTACTATGTACCAAACTAGGTTTATGTACAGAAATATAGTGGATATTAGGGAAAGAGATGAAGTGTACATCGAAGTACCTTACGTTAGTATGGCTCCGTGGTTGGATACCACGGCAGCAGGTCGAATCGGCTACTTGTCCATGCATGTTTTGGACCCGCTGAAAGCACCTGATGTTGTCAATAGTAGCGTTGAGGTATTTGTTGAAATGTATGGAGGCAAAGATTTATCCTTTGCTGGTCCACGCAATTTCAACTATAAGCCGTTGATGACTGCAAGTTTGCAGGCTGACACGAGCGTTTCAGCTATCCAGTTTCCGTTAACCACAATTGGAGATGCTGAAATACCAGAGAAAACCTCTACTTATGAAGAAGCAACGATTGGAGAAGTTATCCCTTCGTTAAGATCTTTGGCAAAACGTGGCGCTTTCCTATTACAGGAAGTTGTTACAGCTGGTCTTCAGGATTTGATCCTCATCATTCCTTACGGGAATTATTGGAGAAAGTCAGATGGATTAACTGTTACAGAAGCCGATAACGATTGCACCATTGACTTGTACAGCCATTTTTCTGCTGTATATGCACTCTCTAGGGGAGGTATGCGTCTACGTACGTTTGAAACTGGTGGCACGAATGCTACAGATAACTATGCAATTGGTTTGGATGTAGTAAATTCGGCTGCTGGTTCAAAGCCGAAAGTATGTGAAGCTCAATCGACTGCTGTTACTGACTATGTTCAGAATAATGGTATTACTGGAAATGTTTTTTTTAACAATTCTGCTCCAGTAAGTGGAGTGGTAATTCCACAATATACCAGGACTCTGAACCGCCCTTCTGCGGCGAGTTATGCTAACACATCGATTGCATTCTCATACACCGATCTGGAGACCGGGCCTGCACAGGTCCGATACGTCAGTTTAGGTAATGACGCCACTGTGTCTACGCTGTTCCATCGAGCTATTGCTGATGATGGCAATTTTGGATGTTTTGTTTCCATTTGCCCTCATTTCAATGGGCTCGTAGCGTAGACTACTGGTAAAAACCGTGGTTTTTGAAGAAAAATTTTTCCACCGTGCGATTTTTAAGGTTAACAGTAGCAAACTTTCATTTGTGAGAAC